CTTTAATACTAGTGCAGAAGCTGTTAACAATGAATTTGGAGTTCCATACTATGCACAAGCTGAGCGTGTTACACCAGAATCGCCATATGCATATAGTGGTCAATTATATGCAGCATTAAATACCTTCCCAATCAAAATTGGATTTGGTACAGGTGACGATTATTTAATTGGTAAAAAAACTTGTGGATCCTACTTGTTTGTAATGCCACAATCGTATGCGGCAATTTCAGTAGATGGTTCCAATGCAAGAACATCAAAACGTACCGTATCAGCTGGATCAGCTGCTTCAATAACTGTACCAGTTGTTTTCCAATTTAGAACAACCGATAAAATTGGAGAAATTGGTGGTTGGTCAACTGGTCAAAAATTAACAAACATTACATATACTAAAATTATTGGTCTTGATATTTACACTAAGAGTGGATTATTTGAGTTCGATATTAAAGTTAGTGGTAAGCATGATCGCGATACAATTATTACTTCTCCAACCGTATTTACACCAGTATCTGCTGGCGGAGGCGGTGGAGGTGGAGTTTACATATCAGACTTAACTGATATTCTTAAAAACTCAGCTTTTAATTTATCCATGAATTCTTCCTTAACTAATTTTATGTAATATAAAAATTAAGTAGAAACACGTGGCAATATCTTATAAAAAGATTACACCGTTTGATACGTCATTCGGGCTAGTTAGAACAAATCCTAAACTTACTGGAAATGTCAAGTTAGTAGTTGACTCTAGTCAGAATTTATATTTTGAATCAATTGAAGCTAATGCGGAATTAGCCAAAGATAAGTATAAAGCTTATCCAATTGATCCAACTTCTCAGCACGATTCAAACCTATATCGTTTTTTCAGTAATGGAAATACGCCAGAGTCTATTGTATTTTCTGTAAAAACTAATGTTGCCTTAGATTCAACTTCATCAAACTTTGCAGACCAATACGATTTTTCTGAATATTTTTCTGGAGCAAGATACTGTATATCAAAAAACTATTCTGAAAAGTTTAAATATTTTGCGCCAATCTACTTAAATAAGGAGCTTCCGGAAAAATTTGTAATTTTTAAAATTCCTGGTGCAAGTCATAAAGCGATTTCAGAAACAAGAGCAGACTATCCATATAATAAACCAGAGCACCTTAAGTCTATTTTAGAAAATGCACAAGTTGTTAAGACTTTTGATTTAGGAGTAGACTCTCACATTGGAAAGTATATTAAAAAGATGCAAAGCAATCCGCTTTTTCCATCAAATACCTTAAATTTTCCATTTAACCGAGGCCTACTTTCATCATATTCTGGAATAGCGTATAAAGCTGGCTGCTATACTGAGAAATTTGAAAACCTACAAGATATTATAATTGGCGGTAAGACTATCACAGATTTTGAAGAATATGTAACATTAGGTTATGAACGTAATGCAGTAATCTATCCATATATTTTAAACTTAGAATTCTTATTTGATGATTCATCAGATGATTTTGAATTTAATAGATATTTTGGAATCTATTGTAATACTGTAGATATTGCTAACTTAGACTTTGATTTAAGCGATCATGCTGCATTAAAATTGAATACTCCAATTATAACTGATCCAAACGCGTATGAATATGCTCAACTTTCATTTACTCAAACCAATTCAACTGGATTAGATTTAAAATTCCATACTATACCATCTTCAGTTTCGGCAGCCTTAACTGAATTAGATGGAGCAGGTATACTTACGCTAGAAGATAAAAATGGAGATCTTCATAAAATTAATAGTGTAGATACTAATAGTTCAAAGCTAAATGTTTCAACCAAATCTTTAGACTTATCTCTTTTACATGGTCCAACTGAAATATTCTTAGAAGACTCTGCCGATTATACAAAAGGCGGTATTCAGTCTTTTATTGAAATTAAACTTGATGCTATACCAAACCATTTAGATCAAATTAGAATTTATTATCCAAATGGTAAAGCAACTAATCAAAATTCAAAAAGATATGAGACTGTAACTGCAGTCTCAAACTTTTCATATGATGGGTCTCCAGTATTAGGTGCACTTGCTCTATACAATGAGTATGGGCCAGATCAATTTTTCTATAGTGTTGACTATGTTCAACAGGAGTCACTTAGCACCAATCTTGAAAAAATGGCTGAATCTTTAACTGAGGCAATTAATGCTATTCAAAATAGTGGATTTAAGGCATACTCTTATCAAAATCGAATTTTTATTGTAGTCAATACTCCAGGAAACGTTTCTCTAGAGTATGCTGTTCAATATATTCCAGCGATCGATGAAGTTAAAATAACTATATCAGACGAGCCAGTTTTTAGAAAAACTGCTGCTCAACTATTAGGGACTGGTACAAGCACTCAAATTGACTTAACCTATCGTGATTATATTGTATATGGTGAAGCAACACCAATTATTAATCAAACAAACTATTCATTTGGCGCTCTAATCGCAGACGCTGGTACCAAAACCTTAACCTTTGGTTCAGGAAATCTAGACCAAACTATTGTTATTGGCTGTCATGTTGTAAATTTTGAACCAGGCTCAGCATTAGCATCTCACATATCAGTAGATAGTCAATATTTTGATAAATTACATCCAAATAAAGAGGATCTTTTAATTCAAGCAACATCAGGATGGGTTGAAATCGAAAATATTGTTAGTAGTATAGATTATATTAATGCAGGCTCATTTGAAACTGAATCTGAAAAAATATTTGCTATTAATTATTACGATAATAATATAAACATCTTAACTGAGCAAGGAACAGAAGCTCTTTTAAAATTTGGATTAGTTCAATTTAAAAAGAAATTTAAACCAGCGGTAAGCGCTTTATCAATTATTCCAATTAAGGATTTTGATTTTGATCATGCAGATAGCCAATATTCGTCAGTTCAACTTAGTGATGTTTGGAAGTCTGCATTTATTCCAGAAGGAATTAATATGATTAATTTAGAAAAGTCTGCATATAGAGTTTTAAATGGTAGTATTAAAATTGGATCCACCATATACAATGATGGAGACTTAATTGAAAAAACATTAACTCCAACTGTTGTTAGTTTTTCAACCCTTACTGGAGACCCATTTGTAATTCCTGCGATATCAGTAAATTCGCCAACCTATGATGTTGAACTTTCTGAAACTAATCCAGATATTTTAGATTTTAAAGGATTTTTTACAATAACTTCAGACTATGCAGAAATTTCTCCATCTAAAACTAACTCATACATATATAGAGATAGATTTACAAGTGGAAAAGTTTCTTCGGAATATGATTCTAATTATGAAAGATATTTAATTGAGAATGCTGGAAAGAATCGTCTTGTTAAATATATTTGTAAATGGGGAGCAGACGGCTCGCTTGATGCTAGATCTAATCCATATCGACTAAATTCAGATACTGTATTTGGTGTAAATAATTTTTCACCTGAACCAAATAAAGTTGAACCTGATTCTAGTTCAATGACTCATGAGTGGTTCTATATTGAATCATTATACGATTACATATACGATCCAACCGCAGCTGCTCAAAATAAACTATATTTTGATACTCCATTTGATCCGCAATTAGCAGTAACTCAGGAAGGATATTTTGAAGACTATTTTATTTTTACACCAAGCTATATAAAAAATGGCGTGTTAACTCCTTGTGCAAGAACACAGTATAGATTTTCTCAAATTAAAAAGGATAATTTAACAGGTCTTGCTAAAACCATATTTAAAGGAATTAAATTTGTATTCAAAGAGGTTGTCCCAGATACAACGGAAACTGAATTATCTGGAGCTCTTAAATACGTTAGAGAATCAAACAGATTCAACAACTATAGATTTACTTCAATTTTAAAGGTAATTGAGGAAACTCCGTATTCTGGTCAAAATCCAATTCAATTTAAATTTATTGAATCTAAAGACTTTAAATTTATTACATTGGTGATTGAATTAAGAGTTGGCCATAAATCTACTCTATTAACAAGTTCAGCTAAGAAACTTTTAGTTACAAAAACTGGAGACTTAGCGGCTGACGAACAACACGTATTTAATAGTTTATCAACATCGTTTTCTGACTATAAACTTAACATAAACCAGGTAACAACCCAATCTGGACTAAAACCTATTTCGGATATTACACTAGCATTCATGTATTATGCAAAAAATAAAAAATATAATACATTAGATAACAGTTATAGTAGTATAAACTTAGTAAATAGCTTAGATCTTTCCGTTCAAGCTGGATATAGTGAAAATGGTTTGCCATTTCTTATTTCATTAGATAAAGGCACAGATATTCAAATTACTGATGAAATAAACAGAGTTAGTTCAAATAGCATGCTATCCTTTAAAGATTCAAATTCAATTAAGGTAGTAAGCAAAGCATATTCTGAAAAGTTTACAATAGAATTTCCAATTAGCGCAACTGGGTTAACTCCTAGTGGATATGGTCAAAGTTTAACAACCGTAACTTTACCAGGTGGAACTAGCCAAGGTATCACATCAACTGAACTAAATTCATATGAATCAAGTGGATTGAGCCTATATAGTTTTGTTAAAAACCGAATAGTTACCTCAAATAGTATTAAAGAATCTCTAGTTAATCAAACTCTGATTATTGGAAGTACAATAACCCCTACTCCACTTACAGCTAGCGTTGAAGGAGGCTCTTCGACTATTGTTTTAAGCGCAATTCCAGCAACGCCTCTCCTAATTGGAGCAGAAGTTGATATTACTGGATGGTCGCAATTTGCTACTAAATTAGTTGGAATTAATGGTACAACCTTGACTTTATCTAAACCTATTAAATCTAATATTAACGTTCAAGAACAGGGTGCGGATATTACAAGTGGCAGCCCTAACATATATTTAGCAGGTGGAACAAATTACGATGTTGAAAATTTTGGAAATGAACCAATTAACCAAACTAGCATAGCAGTCGATTCCTTTGCATCTGGCGTATCGGAAATTTCATTAAGCTCAGCCAATGATAATGTTATAGTTGGCTGCACAGTTTCTGGAATAGGTATTGCTGCTGGAACTACAATAACCTCTAAAGTAGGTAATGTGCTATACCTATCTGCAAATACTACAGCAGCAAGCAGCGGAACATATTCATTTACTAGAACTTGGCCAAACTATTCATCAACTAATAAAGTATATGTAACTGGAACTGGAATTCCTGCAAATACTTATGTTATTAGAATAGACAATACTACGCTTGATGCAAATAGCCAAGTAAAACCAAAGGTTATTCTTTCAGCAAATGCTACGGCAACTGGTACTGGCGTTACTGTTAAATTTTTCCAAAAAAATGCAGCAGCCGATATAAGCTTTTACCAATCCGATATTAGTCACGCAATAGCCACACAAAATAGAGTATCTGCTGTTGGTAGCTCTCTAATAAATGTTATAGATGTTTTAGAATTAAAAAATACTTCAACTGGTTCAACTGGATATACTTATCCAAACGCACAGTTACTTTCTTCTGAAACTAATTCAACCTTTGGCATCTTATCTTATCCTGGAGATACTAATCTTCGTATTCTTAGATTAATCAATCAATCAATATATCGATTGGAAAATGAATCTGGAATTTCCGAAGTTGTTCCAACTGGAGTTGTATTAGCAGGTGATGTTGGAATTGGAGAAATTTCGTTTGCAAATTTACCGTCATCTAATTCTACAGCAAACTCAACTACATTTAATTTTAATAAAATTATTAAAAGAGAATTAACTGTACCATCTCTAGATAAGAGTCATTGGGAAGCCGCAAACTTTGCTTTACTTTTAGGTGGCGAATCATATTATAAAGGTCTATTTAAAAGACTAAGTTTTACCGAATTTAAAAGATCAATAGAAAGAGGTCGCTCTAACGTGACTTATACTACTTATGAAAATGGAGTAGAATCTACTGGTAATTTTTACATTGAAATTGAGGATGCAACTATTGTTGAAAAATTAAAAATCCCTACAATTTCTCCAGTTAATATTCAACTTACTCAAGCTGATACTACTAGTAAAAGACAATCATCTAACTTAGTTGGTTATACTGCGGCTGAATCATATTTACAAAATCCACTCTTCTTAAGAAGACACGGTTCAACTTATTCTCCAATTTTTAGAGAAATTACAGCATTTATGCCAGACACTACGCTAAATTCTGAAATCGTTAAAGATGCTAACTGTAAATTTAATCCAAATGCAAATCGATTCTTTGAAGTAAAAGGGTTTGAACACATTAAAATTTCAGAAAAGAAGATACTTGAACTTGAAGGAAATGATAAGTACAAACCAATTTTTGAATTAATTGGAGAAACTCCAATTTCTTCAGGAGATCTATACTTATTGGCATCAAACTGGGATTATGGATTCCACTTGGAATATATTAATAAAACTGATTCTATTCCAGCATATGGAACCAGAAGAATTGCAGAAGACTCGTATTTTATGGCAAAACTTGCATCTCTGCCAACCTTAATTGAAATTGATTCAATTAGTTCAAAGGAAGTTACTGAATTTCCATCAATTTCTGCAGATTATATTAACCGCGAAGCAGATATTTTGTATAAGGTTAATACAACTGATGCTCAACTTGATATAAACCTAACTAATGTATTTTCAACAAAGGTTCTTGAACTTGGACTGGAATCTCAAATAACAGCAAGCTTCAATATTGATACTACTGCAAGAAATCCAGAAATTCTAGGTTCATATGATTTTGCATCTTATGTTAAACAGTATGCAATTGAAAATATTTTACCAAATTACGCAATTGATCAATTAGTATTCTGGTATCTTGAAGATAAGAGTAAAGCATCTGGTTTAGAAATAGTATCAAAGACTGCTGCCGAACGCTATGCTTTAGGATATAAGAAGCTGGAAGGAGCCCAAATAAATATTAAAAACGGACTAGCCGTTCAGTTAAGGGTTCCCCTAAAAACGACCGGTAAGTTAAGTTTAATTATTGAACCAAAAATGAAATTTATTTAAAAATGCCAGTACAATTAAATCTTAAAGAGGTTTTTACAACAGATAACCAAGCCGTATTGGCAGACAAACTAAATTTTAACTTTACCAAGTTAATTGAATTGGGAGTCGGCGATGTCGGTCCAGCCGGTCCTGCTGGCGCAATTGGTGGAGTAGGTCCAGCTGGACCTGCCGGCCCAAGAGGCGCAAAGGGATCAATGATATTTAGCGGACCAGACCAAACTGCAAATACTACTGCCGTTGTAGATGATGTATTCATTACATCTGGTGGTAAATTTTATACCAAAACTTCAACTAGCTGGTCTCAGATATTTGATGTAAATACCTTATTAGCAGTATCAACTGAATTCTTTTTAAATAAGCAATTATTTACAATAAGTGATGGCGATACTAATTTTACGGCAAGCACAAAAAAGAAAAACTATGGAATTGTAAGATTTCTTAAGAATGCCGGAGCAGACTTAGCCAATATTAATCCAGATGGAATTAATTATGGTAGCTCAGCTTCAACTTATAATAATGCAACTCTATTTTTAAATAACTTTGATCTAGACACTTATAAAAACAATTTTGTTTCAAATACAAGTGTTGATGCTCTAATTACAGATGTAAGTAAGGCAATTACTACAATTTATTCTAATTTTGTAACAACTTCCGATGATTCAGCAAGTAGATACCATATTCAATTAGGTTCTCTATATAAGTTGCCAAATGGACAGCACCAAATGAGTGCTTCGGAGAATAACCTTAGAATAAAACATGCTTTAATAAACAATACAACTGCAAGTCCATCTGTTGCATATTTTCTTTCAGAATTTAATGTTGGTGGAGATACGTCATATTCAAACTCAGTAAATGGTGCAACTTCTGCCTTTAAGTTTAGAGCATCACAAATGGATGGCTCTGCACATAATGGAGTTACTCTATATACTGGAGGTTCTTCTGCAATTAAAAGTTTTGCAGATAACGATGATCTATATGATCTAAACGGTCTTTTGCTTGAAAGATCTACTGCATCTGCTAAGTCTAGACTTGCACTAGGTATAAACTCATCAAACGCAGCATCGCTTCTTACTAAAACTACATTTGATATTCTTGCAACTGGCAATATTTCAATTGGAGTATTTGGAACAGTAACATCAGATACCAAAAAAATAGTTGCAGCAAGATTCGGTAATTCCGATAAAACTACTGCGCTTGGTATTGGAGGAACTCCAAATTCTTCTTTAACTATTTATGGAACTAAGAGTACAGCCGATACTACTTCTGATACTAGATATTTAGCCGATCAGGTTAATATTGGATCTATGACAAAGAATAGTTTTCCATTAACTGGAACTGATATATTTAAGCCACGCAAGCCATTAAATTCAAATAATGCCGCTATCGCTGCACAACTTGCGAGCTACATAGGTTTTAATTCATACTTTGATGATAATGGAAATATGAACTTTACTTACAGAGATGATAATCCAACTGGATCAATTGGAACTGGCTCTGCTTTTGTTACAACAAGAGATGGTAGTTTACATTTCTTATCATATTCAAGCGATCCTGCTTTAGTTGACTTTGTAGGAACTTTAGCATCAACAAATTTAAATGAGTCAGTATAAAATACACATAACAAATGAAAACATTAAGTCTATCTAACGTACTAAAAGCTATTAAATTTACCGTTACTCGTGATGGTAGAATGGCAGCTGGTAAGTTTAATTATTATGAAGATGCAACAATGGATGCAGTTCTTTCTAATCCAACTTCGCATTTCATGCTTAATGGATCATTAAGTTTACCTAGCATTGCCTATTCGGGTAGTGAAAAAACTGGCGCGCTGGAATTAAATAATGGCCACTATGCAGTATTCATTAATGATGGAAGTCAAGTTACAAGCGCAGTTCTTCCAACACCATCTGCTGATGTTTTACATAGAACCTATGTTATTGTTAATCAAAAAGCAGCCGGCACCATACCAGTTAAATATTTTGTTGGTCAAACAGAGACTCCAGTATTTACTTTAGCTTCAATGAATGGAACAACTGCTGTGCAAAATTCAATTACAGTACAGTGTCAGCGTACTTCTAGAGGATATTCAAGTTCCCAAACTTATACTTGGCGAATTGTATCAGTTGGATATGCTCCGTTAACTGGTACATCTGTTACAACCACTACATATTATGGAGGTATTTTCAAGATAAATCTTCTTAGAACAACTGGAGCTTCAATTTCATCAAGTACCCTATCATCCTATATTACAATTACTCAAAACGGAGCAGGTGGTATTCCACAAACTGGAAACGGTAACCAAATTATTAGACAGTTTACAAGTGGTCAAACTGTGAGTGTTGCAGTTTCATCATCACTTCCGTCTGGTTATACATTTTCTTATTGGCAATTAAAATCGCCATCGATTGGATCAGTTTCAGCAAGCCAGCCATTTACCCAAGCCCTAGATACATCTGGAACATCTGCTAGTACAAATATTACAGAAATTGATTTAGTATTTAGCTATAGCGCGCCAATTACAAGCTCAACCTATACATATTCAGGCGGTGGAAGCGGTTACTTTAGCAGTGGAGGTGGTTCATTTAGCTCTTCTGGCGGAACTTATATGGGATTCCAATAATTTAAGTTAGCGATCTAAGCTTATAGGGGATCACCTGGCCTCTTTCTAACATGGACTTAATATCCAATAAGATATTAGAATTGAAGCCACTGGAGTGATTCAGAAGCTTATTGGCAACGATCGTAGCTAGTGCTAGTTCAAATAGCTTTTCATCTTTAATTTTCTTAATTGAAGATATTACCATGACATTTTTCTTTGCAGAAAAATCAGTAATTTCAGGCTTAACCTGTCCCAGCAATTCGTTAAATTCGCCATCTTCACATGAAAATTCATTTATTTCAAGTAGATGGTCATAACCAATCATAAATGGAACAGATTTTTCTTTAGAAATTTTCCAAATATGATTAAGTTTAGCTTTATTTTGTGTGGTTGCTACATAAATTGAATCTAGTTTATGAAGTTTCGCTGAATTAAAATAGAGTCTAGTGTAAGCCATTTTATCTAGCATAATGTCTAAGTATTCGTTAAGAGTCTCAGCCAAAATTGCAGATGACATTCTTAATATTTCTCCGCCATACTCTTCTTTACTTCTGGTTAGAGATGCAATAATTTCCATTACATGACGATCGTCTCTTTTAAAGTTGTAGGCTGAATCATAAACGCCCTTGTCAACAATAACTGTATTTAAATTTAGGTAATGGAATAAAATTTCATGGAATCTAATAAAAGATCCTGAATTAAGATCGGCAAGATACTTTTGTTTAGCACCAAGCATAACGTACGTATAGTACTCGAGATCCACATATTTAGAGTTTGCCAGCCATAGTGGATCCAGGACTGGCACATTTAGATTATTCTTCATGGTGCCGGATCTTTATTGATATTTATTTAAGTTAGCCGCCGGGCCAAACTTGGATAAATAAAAAGAAAGCGCCATCTGTAATGCAGACAGTTACCCTAAAGCTTATTCCAGAGACTTCTAAATCAAGTCTGACATTCAGTAGTAATTATAGACTATTTTCAACAAAAGAGCCTTTACTTGGGGCCTACTCAATTACTAGTTTTACTGATGATGTTGACCTAAACGGTAATAATTTAAATTATTTAAATAAAAAGTTTAGATATTCAACTGATCGTGGAAACTGGTCTCTTTGGTATGACATTTCAGATATTACAGCATTAGCTTTTAACAATTCGGATTTATTTGTTGAATTAAAATATGAATATAATGATACAACTAGGGATCCACTTACGAATCCAATCGTAGTTAACGAAATTAAGTTTAAAATAGTTGCAGCAGATTCAGTTCCGAGCCTATTTACGCCAAGCATTACCTGTAGTGATGAGGTTTGCCCAGCTCTAATTTCAACTGGCACCATGTCGTTTAATCCATATGCTGCAGATCAGGCCGTAAATATTTTTAAACAATTAAGCTTTAATACTAATAAATTATTTGGACATGAGGTTGTTTATTTTAAAACCGAACCAGATAGAGACTCTGCAGACTATGTGTTCAAAGAGTGGACTCTATTCAAAACAATTAGCAGAAAATGCATTAAGGTGCTTGTACCCGGAAATAAATTTCCAGATAATAAGCCTACATACGCAGAGTTTGGTGTGGATTTTGAAATGCCATTCGAAATCCATATCGATCACGAATATTTCCAGACGATCTTTGGTGCAACGACGCATCCTCGCAAAAAAGATTTTCTCTATTTTCCATTAACTAATCGTATGTATGAAATTCAAGGAACCT